GGTATATAACCTGCAGTTAGCGTCGTAATTCCTGTTCCACCTGATGCTACAGGTAATGTGCCTGTTGTTAATGCAGATGTTGATGTGGCATATACTGCACCACCAGAAGTAAATGAGGTTAAGCCAGTACCTCCTGAGCCTGAAGGTAAAGTACCTGTTGTTAATGCAGATGAGGATGTAGCATATACTGCACCACCTGAAGTAAATGAAGTTAAGCCAGTACCGCCATTAGTCGTGGCTAATGTCCCTGCAACAACGACTGACCCTGTTGTGGGTGTATTAGGCGTTAACCCCGTTGTTCCAAAACTAATGGATGTGATTTCACCTGTATTACTGCTTGCGGCTGTAATCTGACCTTGCGCATTAACAGTAATTGTTGGAAATGTATATGTCCCTGCACTTACGCCTGTGTTTGAAATAGATAATGTATATGGGTTTCCTGCACCTCCATCAGTTCCTGTAAGACCTGTTGAAACTGCAATATATCTTGAACCAGGCAGTGTAGAAGACTGATTGCCTATTGTTAAAAATGTTTGAGTAAATGTAAATGTTGCCGAAAAACCAGATATAGGCGTCTGAACGGTTTGACCATTTTGAACAAGTGGCACCAGCTCCGCACCTGTCAGTGTTGAAGCAGCTGGTAATTGAGATATTCTTATGTTTGCCATATTAAGGACTCAAATTGTCTAAGTTACCATCAAGAGGGTTCTGAGAAGTCTCAGGTGCAATACCCCACTCACCTGCAGTGGATGGCAAACTTGGGTCTTGTGACGGGCTGTTCACTATATTTGGATCAGTAGTAATTGCATCCTGATTCTCACCGACATCTGCGTCAGGTCTAGGAAAGCGTATTGATATTTTTTCAGGCTGTCGAGCTGGTAATCTATAAGGATCACGCTCATCATTGCAACCTTCATTGCATACTCTAAGCCCGGGTATATTTCTGTCTTCGCTTATATCGCTATAAGCACGTTTCATTTTACAACGATCGCAGATCGCGATTGATAAAACTGTGTTTCCTCTTGTATCTAACCATTTACTCATTTTGTATATGGTGAAATATTAGGGGCAAAATAAATCGGTGACTTGTCTCTTTCTTCTTGTTCAGCTTGTAGCCATGTTTCTGCAGCTTCTTGCTTTACAATTCCATATCTTGTTGGGTCTACATTAGGGAGTTCAAGCCCCATTTGTTGAGCCAGCATATTCTGAATGGCCAGATACCATCTCTGTGGGATTTCTAATGAACCTGATAAAGCGCCTACATCTTGTACATATCTAGCACACCAAGCCACAATCTGTGGTGCATAATTTTGAGGTGCAGGCCACAAATACATAGATGGCTGAGGAATAGTTCTATCAAACCAGTACTGTAATGGTCTATAACTTGTAAAATTTTTATTTGGCAGATTGGTGTAATCATCTCGATTTAACCTTGCCAAAGGTATCTCTGTTGCATTTGAACCAAAAACTACCTGGTAAACACCCATGTTGATGCCAGAAGTTTGTAATATTCTCCAATAAGGCGCAGTTGCTGATGGATCTAAATCATAATAAAGCCAAGTTCCAGAAACCCAATTTGTTGCACCAGGCGAATAAATTGTTGTCCAGTTAGTGTTATTTTGTGAATACTGCAACACAACAGTGACAGAACCTGTAACTGCAGGAAGAATTCCAATGGTTCCCATATAAACACCGTTACCGGTGCCCATGTTAATCCCAATTGAGCTAGTATTATTAGTACACTGACAAATATTTGTGTACTGACCATCAAAAGCATATGAACCATTACCTGTAGTACTATAGCCACCTGTAGTATTTTGGGTAACCGTTCTATAGTTAGCATTTAATACGTCATTCATGCCGACAGGCAAATAATTAATGTATTGATCAGGAATTAACCCATACACTACTTTTTGAATGCACCAGTATTGAATACCACGATTAACTAAATTAGAAAGCAAATAATATAAAGCTTGTTTAGAAGCTTGTATTTGCTCTACAGTTAATTCTTCGGCTAATTTTCCACAGCGTCTAGCACCACTGTCAATCATATTCTGGACAGTGATTACTGTTGTACCAACTGTTCCGCTAGTGCTCATGGATTACCAACCTTTTATGTCATACTTTTTAGCTTGACCACCAGTTTTGCAATGCCAATTCTTTAACGAAGCAGCTTTTCTAGTAGGCCTACCTTTTTCATCTTTCATCGGACCAGGCATGCCACTCATTCGAGCACAGAATGAATCATGTCTAGAACCTTTGGCTTGTGGCGCTTTTAAATGACTACCGGTCTCTCGATTAACTTTATCTCGACCTTTTTGAGTCAGTCCTGCACCTTTGTCTGTAGGTCTTTTCTCGCCTTTTTTGATTGATAACTTAACATCACCGCCTTCTTTTTTAGACTGTGAATGCTTAAGATCATAATCAGTTGGTGCGCCTTTACTTCCAGGCTTCCTCATATGCTCACCAGAACCATGCTTGATACGTTCTTGTTTAGCATGAATATTAGCCCATAAGCCTGGAAGTTTGCCACCTTCTTTCATATAGCCCATTTTATTGCGAACTTCTGTGGGTAACTTAGACAATCCTTTTTTGTCTTTAGTCACTTCTTTTAAGTGACCGCCATCTTTTTTACCTACAGATCTTTTAGTAGAGTATGCAATAGCAACTGCTTGTTTAACAGGCTTACCTGCTTTAACTTCAGCTGCTACATTCTTACTAAATGCTTCTTTAGACTTAGACTTGATTAATGGCATACAACACCTTTAAGCTTGTGATTCTTGCCAAGATAAACGAGCAAATGCTGTACCATTTGAACCTACCTGGCTAACCGTGACATATAAAATATCTGGGCCATCAGGGTATGTTCCTGCTTGACTTGTTGGTACTGTATTTGATAAACCACCACCAAGTGCTGCATTACCAAACGGAGCAACTGAAGTTAAGTCTAAAGTTGTTTGGCCGGCAGTATTTGTAAAGAATGCCGCAATAGACTCACCACCTGTAATAGTAGTTGCAGTATTTGTGTTTGTCGCCACTTGCACAATTGAAGTTGTGTTAGTGTTGTTTTGCGTTGGCGATGCAAATGAAGTAAACCCGCTTGTACCACCAATAACACCGTTCAAGATAAACTGAACCAGGTAATTTGTGGTTGTTAACATAGCAATTTCACGCATTTGCAATTGCAAACGGTTGATAATTTCTTTAACACCTAGTGTTCCAACAGTTCCGTTATCGACAGATGGCGCAACACGGATTGCCATAATAGGCACAGCAGTTGCACTAGATGTAGATACAGCTGATGTCATACCATAGTTATAAATAGCGGATACGTCTTGCGTAAAGCCACCATCCATCACAACAGATGAGCCCCAGTGTGACAACTGAGCGGCTGTATCAGGCGATGCATACTCAACTGCAATCGGAGCAGTTGCTGAGTATGTAAATGCTGTTGCAGCAGCCCCACCTGTTGTACCACGAGTTAGTCCAGTTAAACTTGTAGAAGTTAATCCTGTATAAGTAAAGTACTCAATTACTCCAGCTGTACCATTACCAATAATACGAGCTGTACCACCGGCAGGATTAAACCCTACTGTACTTAACACATTAATACTTGTGTCAGTAGTTCCAATACTTGATGTAATTGTTGTTAATGGCAATACAGTATTTTGCTCATAGTGCGATGGCAAATTGCCTGAACGCATATAAGCTTGATACTGTACGTTGTTGTTTTGGAACCCATACACATAAATGATTTGACCATTTGTAGCACGGAAACCAAACCTTGCCACACCTGCACCATACCAAGAGTAGTCCATGTAGAACATTTGTACTTTAGTAAGATCTAGGTTATAGCCTGATGGATTAGATGCAGAGTTTGAACCGTCGCAAACATCCCACCATTGTGACTGAGGAATTTTTACTTCAACAACTCTAGAAACTAATGCATTTGCAATAGTTGAACCACGATACTCAGGTGTTATATACAACTGTGTATCGCTTGTAATAGTTGTTACACGGTGCGTTTGACCACGAATCACAATGTAATCACCAACAACCAGTTGAGTTGTAAACTGTGTATTTGCGCCTGTTACTAAAGAACTATTTTGTGTGGCTGTAACTGTTCCAGTAATTTGGTTTACACTGTTTCTTAATACAACATACAATGTTTGACCATCAAATTGGAAAAAGATACCATTTTGACTATCAAAGAAACCAATCTTATTGCTTGAACCATACCAAGAGTATGGGCTTACGTGAGGAATAGATGGTACTGTTGATGTTGCAGTAGTTGCACTTGGTGTAGATAATGCTGTATATGTGAATGTTAAAGCAGTAGGTACAGTAGCAATCTTAAAAATACCGTTGTATGCTGTTTGATCAAAACCTAATACTTGAACATACGTACCTACTGTTAAGTTATGTGGTACTTTACTTGTAACTGTAACTGTTGTTCCAGATGAAGTTAATGTTGTAAATGCAATCTGCGGCTTAAGAATTGTTCCTGTTGAGAACTGAATACCTTTACCTGATTGATAACGGAAATAACGTCTTGTCTGGCGAAATAACTGTTGGTTTGGTACAGAAGCACCTGCTGTAAAGTTTACAGAACCATCATAAGCGTGTGTGTCTACCCATCCAGAAGGACGAGAATACAAGTTTGTTTGACCCGCTGTGTTAGCAATTGTTGTTGATGGTGTGCCATTGACGTTTGTAAACGTAAATGTTGTAGCAGTTGGAGTTGTTGCTACTGTTTGTGAACCATTGATCTGAGTTGCTGTAGAAGGACCAGTTGTTCCAGTAATGAAAATTGCTGAATTTGCTGATAATCCGTGTGGGAAAGATGTGGTTACAGTAACTGTAGAACCACTAAATGTAAAAGCTGTTGTACCAGTTAAAGCAATACCGCAATTTGAGTAGGTATAGCCTTGGTAGCAATATGTTGTTGTAGCAGAATAGTTATTAACTGTAGTAACTGGGTTGGCTACTTGAACAGTAATTGATGTACCTGCGCTTACGCCTGCAACCACATACGCCCAACCCTGAGCATTTGGGTCAATAGTATCTTCAATAAAGAATGGTGTACCAGTTGCAATTGTCACGTTTGATGAAAACGTAACTACTAATTGATATGTATTTGATTGATTACCAGTAATAGCTGAAACTGGCAAAGCCGAGTTTGGCAGGTAATACATTGATTGACGATTGTTTTGTAGAGAAACCTGTTCCCATTTGGTAGGTTGTTGACCATACTCAAAATCGGTATCAATTAAAGATTGTGGAGTTGATACTCTGATTTTGTCCACAGCATCATAAGCGCCAGAGCGTTGTGCCTGCTGAAGACGTAATTGATTGTCAGTGTTTGACGTTGGGCCTGTATAAACCGATAATTGAGACATTTATATGTTCCTTAAAAAGTGAGGGCCGAAGCCCTCAACTCTTAATAATTGCACTTACCGCCGGCTTTTTTGTGCGTAGACACTTTAGTCGTGTGGTGACCAACATGCCCACCCTTCTTCATAGGATAACCATCTATCTTATCATGCCCGTGATGATGCTTAGCCACATGCTTGTGCATATGAGCATGCCCATGATCACCATGGCCATGAGTTGTGTGATGCTCAACATGTCCGCCATGAGCATGGTGCTTAACATGACCACCTTTTTTATATCCAGCAGGTGACTGATGAATTTCACCAGTTCCAGCCTTCTTGGTAGGCATCTTTTGACCATCTTTCATGTCGTTCACATAGCGGCTTGCTACACTATCAGACACTGTACCACCTTTAGCATAGTGATGCTTTTTAGAGTGGCCACCGTGCTTATAACCTACACCTTCAACACCACCAGATTTTGTGCTTAAAGACTTAGTTTGTTTAGCCTCAACTACTTTATCTTTTACATCAATCATAGGGTGAAGTGTTCCACCTTTAGCCATATGATGTTTAGCATGACCACCTTTTTTAAGCTGTGCACCACCGCGAGTAACTGCTGGCATAGTTCCTCCTTCAGCCATGTGATGTTTCTTAGTATGGCCTCCGTGCTTGTATCCGGGACCTTCGATTGCACCTGTTGATGCTTTCTTATGTGCCTTACCTTCTGCTAAGAGACCACCCGGTGTAGGATCGTACATGCCACCATGCTTCATGTGCTTTTTAGCATGCCCTCCTTTTTTCAGACCATGATGTGCTTTAGAAGCCTTCTCATGCTCATGATGCTTAAGCTCTTTCTCGATCTTGTGCATCTCTTTCATTTCTGCTTTATGCTCTTTAGGTGACTCAACTTCACCACCTTTTTTGCGCATTAACATAGGCTGACGAGCTGCCATAGCAGGACGGCGTGCCATTACAGGTACACCACCCATTGCCATGTGCTTTTTGTGGTGAGCATGCCCACCTTTTTTCATACCATCATGTACTTCATCTACTGAAGGCTCAGTGGTCTTCTCTTTAGGTTCACGAGCAAATTTTGTCGCCATAATTTTCTCCTAATTAGGCTTGTGTAATACCAAGTAAGCCAGTTGCAGTAGCATTCGGACCTACTTGGATG